GAAAATTCTCTTTGTTTTCCTGTGCTTTTAGCAATTCTGCGAAAAAGCAATTGAAAACGTTCCCGAGCTTGTTGCATTATTGCACCCAGCTCAACCACCTTTACTACGGGTTTATTGCATTATTGCAATCAACCTATCCACCCCTATCACCTACCCCAACAACAAATCCAAAATCACATCAACCCTGCCAGTAATTCAACATAATTAGACATAATCAACATTTACTGTTGTGTTGTCGGCGTGGGGCCAAATTATACGACTGTTTGAAGGGCTCATCAAACAGTGAAAGATGCCTTTGAAAGGTAAGCTTACCCTGTCCCCTTATGCCCCCTACTATTATTGTAAGTTAAATTTTGTAGAAAATCAAAAATTAAAAATAAACAAAAAATTTGATAGTTCTAGATTAAATTTTCTTAGGTCGTATTTTAATTTACATAATTGCTCCTTCAAGAGAATGCCAGTCCCCATTCTCAATAAATTCGGTACCGACTTCTACCGCATTAATAAATTCATAGATGAATCTATGAATAGTTTAGTTGGTACCGAATCTCCCAAATCCAAAGTTTTGGAGGAGACCATCACCGGTACAACCTCTTTCGGTGATGGTTACTGTGTGAAGAGGTATTCAAACCCTTTGCTTATAGATGTCTTTATTTGCTTTGGTAGGTACTTTGAGCATTCTTTTGATTTTAAGTTTAGAGTGTTTTTCCAAAAAGTTAAAAATTCAAAAAGAGTTACTAATTTAGTACATTCAGCTTTCGGGAAAAACACCGGTTCTGAGATTACCTGGTGTACCCCTTTCACTTGTTTCACCCGTTTAGACAACCAACAGTTCCAGGCTCAGTGCCTCTTGTTGTCTGTAGTTGAGAAAATAGATGAGTTTGGGGAACTTCTCAACTATTATAAGAACCCCGTGTTTCGGAATCCTGTCAACAGGGTTAGGGCCATGTTATCCAAGAAGTACACCGCCCTTGTCAAGATTTATGAACAGTCTTGCAAGGTAGGTCAGAGGAGGCCTGTGAAGAAAGCTCCGGTTAAACCGGTTGAGAAGAAACCCTTCTGCATTGTGACTCATGCTGTGGGGTATGGAGGAGTTGAGTCTTTTTGTGTCAAATACAGAGACGGCGGCGTGAAGACCCTTCCCAATGATAAATTTGCCGTTAGAAATCTGTTTAATTTGAAATGTGGAGAAGGAGGCTACACAATTCATAAGAGTGCTCTAACCCCAGACGGTTCCAGATTTTTCAATCATGATAACGAATACTGTTGGTTGGATGCATTCTTCTTGGCCAAGAAGAAGATACCCGATTTCACCATACCGTATCCCGCCATATCTTACAGACATCTTTTGTCTTGTGGGTTGGGCAAGGTCCTAGCAGACAGAGTAAAATTCTATCCAAATGGTAAAGCACACTTTACTGCTAAGACTATTCAGAAGGGGCAGAAAAGTAACTGGTCTGCTCTTGTTGGTGTGAAATTGGATGAGGATTCAGGTATGTCGTTGAAGAATGTAGATGTCTTCTTTGATGACATTTGCTCTGGTATAGTTAACCAAACTGCTCTTCGTTCTGATAATGACCTTATGACAAACGTTGTGAGGAGAATCTCGGATCAGTTGAACAGTATTTCTTCAAGGGCAAAAGATCTGAAAATATCAGTCTGCCTTAGTAGTGCTGATAAGAAGAAGTTGTGTGAGGTGTTCCCAGATTTAAGTCTCGAATTCACCGACTCTTCTTTCTCGTCACATGCTCTGTTCACAGCCATGCGAAGTTGTGAAAACTTTTGTATGTCTAAAAGAAACAACTTTTGCAACTTTATTGATGCTGGGGGCGATGTTGTGCACTATGTTCAGAAGAGATGTGCTGATGTTCATGTCTGTTGCCCTGTGGTTGATATTAAAGACGCTCAGAGGCATATGACGAGAAGTAATCTTTTGGATAGAACTCAAGGGCTGCAGGAATCTATCACCATTTGTGCTAATTTATGTCAAGACTGCAAAGTAGCCAAACAAAACATTGTGGCAGTTGAGGTCTATGATATGACATTGAATGATATGGCGAAAGCGATTCTGTCTCATAAAGCTAAAAGGTTTGACTTCAGCTTGATTATCCCTCCAGAAATAACTGAGTGCAGTTGTGAAGTGAAAATGTTTGGTGACCAACTGACTGTTAAATCCGATGGGGAGAAGGTCAAATATTATTATGGTTCAAGTGGTGAATGCTACAGCCATAGTGTTGACAACCTTCGACACATTTTGAAAACTCAGATTTTCTCTTTTGAAGGTGTTGTCTTTAAGAAGACTTTGGAGCAGTCGAGAGAGGGGCTACATTTCTTTTCACTTGTACCCTGTCCAAATATTCTCAATGGCAGATATGAAATATCCACCCATTACCGCAAGTCCGAGATGGATAAGGTGATGATGATAATTCCAGTCAGGAACAAATTTGGTATAATTGAGAACGTCAAGGTGAAGGTGGATAAATCCATTGTGTACCATCTTTTGGAATACACAATGAACACTGCTTTGAGGGTTGATGACAAGGCGATTGAATATTTGATATCTCAATTCAGGGCTAGGAAGAGTGTTTCCATCAAGGGCGGTAAAGTGATACAAGTTCCTTTTGATCTACCGGTCGATTTATACCCTGGGTTTTTGGGTGTAATTCTGGGAGAGGGTATAAGGATGAGAGAAAAGACACATTATATGGCAAAGATGAGTTATTACAAGCACTATCTTCCGACCATCTTCTTTGTCATAGGTGCTTATATCAATAGGTGCATATCATACTGCAGAGAGTACACCTATAATAAAATGATTCAGGGTCTCAAGTGGATCATGTCTGAGAGTTTTATTGAGGAGATGATCAATGGAGATAAAAGAATCTTTGATGTGATTGAGGTTTTTGAGTTCACTCAAACTGTGAACATTGTTGGTGAAGAGAATCACAGGAATGTCATGAATGAATCTTTTTCAACATTCTTGAATGAATCCAACAAGAAGATGACAGAGTTGGACAAAACCTTTAAATCTATTGAAGATGAGTTTAAAGACACTGATCTCGACATTTTGAGAGACACAGTTATGGCAGGAGGTGCTGGTAATAGTTGGAGAAGTATGTTCAACTTCAATGTGTACAACAAAGTGTACAGCTTCTTCAATTTCTTTGTATCCTGCAAGAACAAGGTCGTCAAGTTCACCAACTTTGTTTTCAATGTCATCATGTACTTAGTTGGGAAGGGTAAGGATGCCTTCGTCACTGCCAAAGAAGCTCTCAAAAGTTTGATGTACTCTTTGATTGGGAAAGGGAAAAACGTTTGCAAGGACACGGTCAAACTTTTTAGGAGGGCCAGTGATTTGATGACCTCAAAATTTTCAGCCTCAAACTCAAAATGGATAGAGGAGTTGGAAGCACTTATAGATGAGGATGAGAAGGCTGAAACCGTCACTCAAGCTGAGATGGTTGAAATGTTACCACTTTCATTCTCTCCGGAAGATGAGGAGAAATTTGTCGCAGAGACTGCTGCTAGCATTGAGAGGATGGTGGTTGACATTTGTACTTCAGGAGGTGGAGTCAGAACCCCAAACTGCATCAAAGTCTTGTGCTCAGTACCAAGGAAAATCTCTGAAAGAGTGAAATTATGTTTTAAGACATTGAGAGAGCATGTTAGGGTTGTGGTGAACTGGATCGTACTCAGATACTTTGATATAATTGAGATTCCATCCTTGATCAAAGAGTATTATGAGTATGCCTTTAATGTTTCGAAAGCTTTCATCCTATCTCCCGATGGTCTTAGCATTATAATTCAGGGGTCGGCCTTTTGTCTCACAAATATGCTTTTCATGGCCATAGCTGGTGACTTTTCAATGGTTGGTCTTGTGCTTTCTGGGTTGGTTCTTATTGGCATAAAAACTCTTGGTTGGGAGAAGAAATATTTAGGAAATGGTGTGGTGTCTTCACAAATCGCTAGTTCTTTATGTTGGACCTTCCCTTTTGGTGTCATGAGCATCCCAGTCAGAGCTTTATTGTCGAACTTCATAGAGTCGAAGATGAAAACACACATGCTCACTAATGACACATTGAAAGAACCAGTGAGAGACTTGGTGGCTAAGGACGTAATCACTTACAAGGCGTTCGAGAAAGTAACATTCAGCACAATCAGACAATGCATATATGCTGTGTTACTGGGAATGATTTTTGCTCCATCATTTTGCATGACCATTCTCATCTGTTTACTCTTTGTCAATGAACATAAGAAGTACTTGAACTCAGTTGTTCTGCAGACCAACATCAGATTGAGTTTTGCTGAAGTTTTGAGAAAAACTGCTAAGAGTGACAGATTGAACACCTTTAAGTCGTTGGCGATCAGAAAATTCAAGAATTCGAACATAAAAGATGACTCGGATTTGCATGCTGCCGACACAAGAGTCGCTGGGGAGGGGAAGAAATTTGTTGATGACATGTCAGATGTTGAGGTTGAATTTGACTATGATGGATCTTATAAAGAGAAATCAAAGATTTTGAGTGAAAAGAGATCTAGTAGTTCAAAACCTTCAACCAGTCAGAAGATTGTATGGGCAGATACATCGGAAACATCCTCCTTGAGTGAGAATGCTGAGAGCTTAAAGTTTTCACATCTGACTCCTTCTACAGATAGGAGGTACATAAATTGTCATGTATCTTTTGGCTTGAGCAACATTATATTGACATATCCTTGTTCCAGTCTTCTTCAATTGATTGAAACAGAAGATATTAGATTGAATTCTATATCTGAATATTATTATCTTGAAGCCCAAAAACTTTGCATAGAATTGGGAAAGATTGATAATGCAGTTAGGATATTCAATTCTAAGCATTCTGACAGGAAGACTTTTAAGGATGTTGTCTGGGACATGCGGAATATGATTGATGATGCCACCACATACATATCTGAGAATGGAAAGAAGTGGTATAGATTGAAGAGGGGGGACACTTCAGCGAAAGCCTTGGAAGGTATGTCAAAATTTTCGCTTGATCAACATCTAACCGATTTCAATAGTGATGTTAAAGGTGTACAGTTTACCAGTGATGAATTTCTTGGTATGTATACCAATAACAAATGTTTGGGGTTAGAAAAATTTCTTGATGAGGAGGGAAAGTTTGTGCTCAAAGAGGAACACAAAAACGTTCGATTCTTTAACAAACCTCCGGGCGCAGGTAAGACCACCACCATTGTTGAAAACATTGTGAGGGATGTTAACTCTGGTAGGAAATGTTTGGCTTTAACTTGCACTTCAGCTGGTAAGAAGGAGATCATTCACAAATTGAGAGCTAAATCTGTGGTTTCACCTCAGAATTTCGTTTCCACTTACGATTCTCTCCTGATGAATGGTAACAGCCCTGTGATTGAAAATTTGTACTGTGATGAAATCTTCATGGTCCATTGTGGTCAATGGTTGGCTTGTTTGAACCAAGTGGAGTGCAGTTATGTTGAGTGTTATGGTGATAAAAATCAAATCCCTTACATCAATCGAGTGCCGAACACTATCAGCAGATATTCTTTCCAGCATTTCATGGACTACCCTATGGAGCATGATAATAAATCGTATCGGTGTCCTCAAGATGTTTGTTATCTGTTGTCAAACCTCAAAGATGTGACTGGTGAGTTGCTCTATCCAAGAGGTGTTTATGCTGCCGGGAAGAATGCAGATGTGAATAGATCCATGTTTGTTGAGAGTATGCATTCTTTGGATGATGTAAAATTTGACAAGGATTGTAAATACATTGCCTTCACACAACCAGAAAAAGAGGAGATTTCTCGGTCCGCTTCAAATGCCTTTAAGGAATCTTTTAGTGCTAACACTGTGAATGAAGTTCAGGGTGGTACTTTTCCAGAGGTAAATCTACTGAGAATAAGGCAGTATGATAATCCAATATACTCCAACATCAACCAATTTGTGGTTAGCATTTCCAGACATACAGATCGTATGTGCTACCGCACTGTTCCAAGCAAGTTGAATGACTTTGTTGGGGAGAAGATTTCAGCTTTGTCAACTGTCTCAGATTATGTCATCAAGGAGTACAAATTTAGACAGCGCGTTTGACAGTTACATTCTGGAGGTTGACAGCTTGAAAACTGCCTTGACCTATAGTCGACCTTCAGCTTCTCATCACAGAGCCATAGGTGAGTTTATGATGTTGATCAACACAAATCTCAGTGCTTATGACTATATTCACAGGACTCTACTTTATGAGTTTGAGGACTATGAGTTGCCTGTTGTTGAAGATTTGGAGTTGAGCATTTCTAGGAGCAAAGCATATCAACCTGGAGAGTACATCATTCCGGATTTGTTGGGTAAAGGGGAGAGATCTAGACCTAATACTTGGAAACAAGTCATTCTGTCTCTGTCACACAGAAATTTCAGTGCTCCCAGGATCAATGAGAGATTGGATGTAACATCTTCAGCAGAGAGATTGGTGCAAAGTTTGATGAAATGTTTTGAGTTGTCGAAACTTGCCGAAAACTTTGATTTAATTGTACCAGATCTCTACAGGATTGATAAGTGGTTGGAGACTAGGGATGGTGAGAAAATAAGAAAGTTGAAAAGAAGCTTTTCCCATAGTCTTATGATCTCCCAGTTTGAAAGTATGAAGTTGATGATCAAAGGAGAGATGAAACCGAAGATGGACACGTCCTCTTACAGTACTTACAATCCCCCGGCTAACATCATTTATTATGAGCATGCAATAAACATGTTTTACTCGCCGATGTTCTTGGAAGTTTTTGATAGGATCACATATTGTCTTAGTAATAAGATAATTTTGTATTCTGGAATGAACTTGGAGACACTTGGGAGTTTGATTCGCTCAAAATTGCCTCTTCCCTTGGATGAGTACAAGACCGTGGAAATAGACTTCAGCAAGTTTGACAAATCTCAAGGTGTCTTGTTCAAGGTGTATGAGGAAATTGTTTATAAATTCTTTAAGTTCTCAGAGGAGTTGTATGAGAACATCAAGATGACCGAGTACTTCTGTCGCGCTAAAAGTAGGTCTGGTGTATCTTTGGAGCTTGGAGCTCAGAGAAGGACTGGTTCACCTAACACTTGGTTGTCGAATACTTTAGTTACTTTGGGTATAATCCTGTCGACTTATAAGATTGATGATATTGATCTACTGCTTGTCAGTGGAGATGATAGTCTCATCTTTTCTAAAGAAGATTTGCCCAATTTAGCTAACCAGATAAATCAGGACTTTGGTATGGAGGCAAAATTCATTGTAAATTCAGTACCATACTTTTGTTCTAAATTCATCATTGAGGATAGGGGGGAAATCAAAGTTGTGCCTGATCCAGTGAGATTCTTTGAAAAACTTTCAGTGCCCATCAGGTTAGAAGATTTTCTGAGTGAGACTTTGCTTAAGGAGAAATATACCTCATTTAAAGATCTTATGGTCTTTTTTGATTCCGATACAGTCTGTGTGTTGGTTGATAGATTGATCTGTATTAGATATGGTATTCCTGAGATGTCTTCCTACTCAGCATTATGCTACATTCATTGCTTACTGGCAAATGTACTTTCCTTTAAAAGATTGTATACCGATGCAATGACTGTGGTAATTTAAATTTTAAAAATAAAATAAGGTTCTTTATTCTATAAATTATAACCTTAGAGTCATATACGTATGAATATGTAGTGTGTATTATAAAATCTCAAAAATACAAAAAGATGTGTTCTATAGTTCTTAGTTAGCGTAGGATATATCGATGTGGTAAATAGTGTTTTTAAACACTAGCCTTCCACATCTAGTATTAATAATAATGGCG